ATGATAACGACAATTTCTCTTTTATTTTTCGCAATTGCTGTTTTCACGGCAATTATTGCCGGTGGTTTTGGTGGGGCATATTTGCAAAAGCAAGCGGATTACGTCAAATCACTTGAATTAAAAATCAATGAGCTTGAAACGCTTGTGCAAAAGACTCCTATCCGAAACCCGATGAAAACCAATGACGGCCTTGAAGACGCAATGGCTATCACAATTGACCAACTATTCAAGGCAAAACAAACGCTTGAATACATTGAAGGTCGTAACGGAGATGTATTGAGCATATTGCAAACCATTCGGAGCACACCCCAAAAGTATGACTCCGACCAACCTAATCGAAAAATTTAGGAGCTAACAAATGGACCAATCAATTGACATGAACGTGCAAGTATCCCAGGATGATCCCTGGAAGCTGGCAGACGAGGCCAAACCACGCGATTTTGAATACTTCGGTCAGATGATGGCTGATGTCTGGTTTGGATTTTTCCCGGGCGGCGGACAGAAACCGATTGCTTTTGACCCGGCGCAGCACCCGATTGATAAGCGCACAGTGATGATCGATATTCAGATTATCCCAATTGCTGCCCAAAATGTTGATTTTGACATCCGCAAAAACTACACCGATTTTTCGACGGACTGGACCAAGATTACCCTGCCATCAATCAAGGCCCTGGGTGTTGACGGACTGCGGGCGCTCAACGGCAAATTTGTCCGCGTCGCCCAAGTTCCGGGGAAACGCGAAAAGAAAGACGAAAACGGCAATAAAACCGGTGAGTTTTACACTACCTTCAAATTCCTGGAAATTTATGCCGATGAAGCGGCTTGCGTTACCGCCTACGAAGGCAATAGCTCCCATACTGAGCAAAACGATCCGCAACCGGTAACAACCGGAATCAGCGCCGATCAACAAACCGCGCTGAAATTTTCCCGGGCTGTCATTGAAAATACCGTCAAGGGAGAAACTGACCTGGATGTCATTATCAACAAACTCACTGCAACGCTTGCAGCCATGCCGATGATCAACAAACATTACTCCGCGCAAAGCCCGGAAATTATGCAAATGGTAATGGAGGCAATGCAGAAATGAATGCTCCCATGATTGATTATGACGCTGAAGCCGTGAAAGTTTTTGTGCCTGAATCTGAAATCCTTTCGTGGGACGAATCTCTGAAATTGGCAACAGAACGATCAAAAATTGCTGCCGATGAATTGCGGTACTCGGCATTGAATCTGGAAAAAGCTGCGAAAGTGGCGACCACGAATTAGATAATTTGGCGGCGGCGTGGTGGGACACGCAAAGGTATCGGTTTATCAAGGTGAACAACCAGGTTCGAATCCTGGCCGCCAAACATGCCCAATGATGAGGATAGAGATTGGCATTACCGTGAGGCTTAGAGCAAAGCTCTTTTAATCAACCCAGCCATCCGCTGAAACTGCGGCGGACGCGTGGAAACGGTAAGCCGGATAGTGTAACCGGAAAACAAAAAAGGGAAAGGAGTTAAAAAACAATGTCAATTATTGCCGCAATGATTGATTCTCGTGAACCTGATTGGGTTAAAAAACTTACCTTTGGGAATGTTCCTGTAACTGTGGATGTGCTTGATGCTGGTGATATTTGGGCAGTTACAGACGATTCAAAAATCCTTGTTATTGAACGCAAAACGCCAAATGATTTCCTCAACACGCTCAAAGAGGACCGGTTATTTGTGCAGGCGGCTGGATTGCAGGAATTACGCAAAGAAGGTTATTGGCCTTACCTCATGATTACTGGTGAACTGCAACGCGGTCAAAATGGGCACGTTTTCACAGATCGGGAAACTGGTTGGAGTTGGACGGCAATTGAAGGGGCATTACTCACTATCCAGGAAATGGGAATTTTCATCACGCATTGCGCGAATGATTTTGATCTTGAGCCGGCGATTATCCGATTAACTGAACGCAGCCGGGATGAAAAAATGATTTTACCTCCGGCGCGAATTGGTAAAGTTTTGGGAATACAGGCCGGTTTCCTTTGCGGTCTTCCCGGAATTGGTCCAGAAAAGGTTAGCGATATATTAGCCTATTGCGGTACACCGGCCTGGGCATTAGCTGGATTGACGGACAGCACATCACAGATCCCTGGAATTGGCCCAGGAATTAAAAATAATGTCCGGTACACACTTGGCCTGAAAGACAATGAAGAAATTGGTATTTACGTCAAAGAAGGATTTGACGTTATTAAACCATCAATTGAGATTGGAGCTTAGAAAATGGAAGAAACTGCATTAGCAACACTTGAACTTAAGCGAGAAATATCTCCCTCTGTTTGGGGCATGATTCGCGAAATGGCCCCGGTGATGCACGAGAGCCGGCTGTTCGGTGTTGCCTCCGTTGCCCAGGCAACCGCAATCCTGATTAAAGGCTATGAGTGCGGATTTGGATTTGCCAGTTCATTTGACATGATCCAGGTAATTCAGGGAAAACCAAGTGTTTCCCCCCGCGGTGCACTGGCTTTGATCATGCAGTCGCCGGAAATCACCAATATGGAAATCAAACGCCTGGTTGATGACAAAGGCAATTACGTTGGGCATAGCTGCACGATGGAACGCAAAAGCAAGCGGATCAAGTACACCGCGCAATTCACCCTGGAAGATGCTGGCCGGGCCGGATTGATCAAAGATGATTCGGGCTGGAAAAAATACCCTGAAAATATGTGCCTTTGGCGTGCGGTTGGTTTTTGCGCCGATGTGGTTGCACCGGATATTTCCAGCGGCATGACCAGCTTAATGAAAATGCCGGAAGCCTATGGCGTGGCGCTTACCCCTGAAGGCGACATCATTGATTTGAAATCATCAGAAGCGATAAAACCTGCCCAAGTTGCGGCACCAGCGCTTACTTTAAATGATCTGGTCGAAAAATTTGGCCCTGAACAGATTATGGCTGCAAATAGCGGGACGATCCCAGGCACGCAAGCGGAAATCAATGCCGTGGCCGTCAAATTAGGCGGTGTGTGATGGAGCTTGATCACCTGTCATATTCCTCAATTTCCGCTTATCTGGATTGCCCTGAAAACTGGCGGCGCAAGTATATTGCCAAAGAGCCAACGCAATCAAGCCCGGCACTGGCTTTTGGTAGTGCTTTTCACGGGACTATCGAAAAATTTGTCACTGCTCCTGAAGCCGACATTATTGAAACCTGGAATCAGCAATGGTCAAAAGCAATTGAAGGCCAGCCGATTTTTTGGGGACTTGATACGCCAGAAGCCATTTACAACGATGGCGTGCGCATGTTCAGCAACGCCACTTTGCTGAGCGAACTCAAAAAAATTGCACCTGGAATTGATGATCAAGGCCACAAAATTGAACGGCGAGTTGAATTGCGTGTGCCTGGTGTTCCTATTCCAATTATTGGCTACATTGACATCATTCTAGCTGATGGTACACCGGCTGATTTCAAGACATCCGCAAAAAGCTGGACAGACGACAAGGCTCAGGAATCGTTGCAAAGCCTTTTTTATTTGGCAGCCATGAACCAAATGGGTATTCCAGTTAACTGGAAATTCAAACACATTGTATTTGTCAAAACCAAAGAACCGAAAGTGCAAATGCTTGAGCATAGTCATAAACCCGGTGAGCTTTTCTTTTTGTTCGACCTGATTTCTCGCGTTTGGCGCGGAATTGAGCACGAAGTTTACCCGATGAACCCAGGCACCTGGAAATGTTCCGAAAAATACTGCGACTTTTGGAGTGGCTGCCGTGGCAAGTACCAATGAACTCAGAACTGAAAATCACCGCCTGCGCGAAGAAGCTTTATCCTGGCGAGCAAGAGCAACAAACCTCGAAAAACAGCTTTCCAGAAAAGATGAAACAATTTTGGCGCTTGCCAAAAAAATCGAGAAGCTTACCAAACAGAACGAATTGTTAGAAAAGCAAACCATCAAAGAGTAAAAAATGGCCCAATTGTACAACCATACCACCCTAAAAGAAGAAAACGGCATGTTGGTACTGGCGTCACCGTATAACAAAAATATGGTCGAGGCAGTAAAAACGCTCCCTTATACTGAGCGGCGGTATGAGCCAAATCGAAAAATTTGGCTGATTGACCCTAAACATGGTCAACAAGTTGTGCAATGGGTGCGTGATTACATAGGGGAGGCAATAAACCTCCCCGTAGTCGCTCAGTATAAGGGGGGGCAGGTGATGCGCCTGGTTGAGGTGCGTTATTTGGGCGCGTGCAAATTGCGTGACAATGATATTTCCGCTGCTTTTGGGCTGGTCGGAAATGATTGGTCGATTGTGTTCCCGGAATCAGTTTTGCGGTCTTGGTTTGACGCCGGGGATGTTCAGCCCGCACCGAATGCGCAGCAAACGCTTTACCAGGTGTTGGGCATCAAAAAAACAGCTTCGGAAGATGAAATAAAAACTGCTTTCCGGCGGATGACCAAACAATGGCACCCGGATGTTTGCAAGGAACCGAATGCTACTGAAATTTTTATACATATCCGGGACGCCTACGCCTTATTGAGTGATATCGGGAAACGGGCGCGGTATGACGCTGGTTTGGCGCTGGAAGCAACATTAAATCAAAAGCAAAAAACAATTGAGGATTTGTTATCTGTTTATCGGGCGCCTTTGCGCTGCGGAAATATTTTGGTTGAGGGTGTTTATAAGGTTGGGCGCCTGGAAGTGTCGAAAATTTTGGCCTGGGAAGATATTGTCAAAAACGGAAAAACTTTGATTACTTCTTGGCCTATGGGATCTGATAAGCCGGTCGAGGTGTGGGCATGAAAAATAATCGCATCACTTTAGGTGACCTGTTCTTTTTGTGTGTTTTTTTTTGGAATAGCAACTGTTTCAATTTATTGTTTTCTCGCATCTGGCGGGTTTTGAAAGGGAGAAAATGAACAAATTTTACAACAACACTGTTTTGCAAATAATCATGATCGTGATTCTGGTGTGTGCGGAAACTATGCTGGTTGTAGCTGAAACCAATTTTGAAAATCAGTCTCCGGCCATTGTTGAAGTTTTACCGGCGCAAGGTGCAGCTAAATCAGCATATACCCGCATGGCAAGAGTCACAATTTTGGCCGAACAGATAAACGTTTATACCTATCGATTAACTGAAGAAGGTGAAGTAGTTTGGACGGCGGCCGGTCAAGTTGAAATTGGTAAGCTGGTTAAAACTGGTTCTTGCCAATTGGATGGGTATGCACAAATTGAATATCGTGACCCGGAGCGGCCGGGATGGTGGAAGGTGGCTTACCAAAGGTGCAACGATGATTAAACAATTTGAATCGTGTGAGGTACGAGAATGCCAATCCTGAATTACACCACGTCAATTTCCGTTATCAAAACAGCCTCTGAAATCCAGGAGATCCTTGCTCGCGCAGGCGCGTGCACCGTGATGATCGAATACGGTCAGGATCGGGTTCCTTCCGCTGTCTATTTCGAGATCGAAATTAACGGCCGGCCTGTATCCTTTCGCCTGCCGTCTCAATGGCAAGGTGTGTACAAGACGCTCCAGCGCTCGACCGCGGAACGCCGCTACAAAACAGAAGATCAGGCGCGCCGAGTGGCCTGGCGCATCATCAAAGACTGGACAGAGGCGCAGGTTGCCATTATCGAAGCAGGCGCAGCGGACATTGCTGAAGTCTTCATGCCGTACATGATCAATCCAGCATCGAACCTAACGCTATTTGAAGAATTTAAATCTAGCAATTTTCTTCTCGGGTCCGGGGATGTTGTTGATGGGGAGGTGCAAGCATGAGCGATGAGCTAAAACGATGCCCAGACAAAACGACCTGTCAGAATGAATATCTGATTGAGGAAATGCGCGCAGAGATTGAACGGTTGCGAGATGATCTCGAAACAGCCAGGAAGGTAGCAATCGAGGAAATCGCACACTCCAACCATTTGGCAGCTGAGCTTGAAAAGGTCTATGCAAACAATCAAGTTTGCTGGGAAGAACCTGAGGAATCATCGCCGGCGTTGATTGCTCATAATAAAAGGATTGGAAAATGACCAATAACTACGCACTTACTGTAAAAACATTGTCTTTCGCGCTGGAAAATCTCGGCCAGAAAGACAAAGATAATGTCATCAAGCAGGCAAACAGGCTGCGCGATCACTGCAAGGCTAGAGGCGTTCCGCTCAGTATGATCGGGGCGCTCGAAGTGATCCACTCAGTCGGAAATTTTTTGAACGCGAATGAGGTGAATCATGGACTATGACAGCGTAATTACCCCAGGTGCTAAGTGTATCAACTGCGATCATCATAAGCAGGTAATCAATACATCCATTGGGCCATTGGTTCTGTGCGGATTGTACGGTCAGGTCAATGAAAATGTTCAGGCCGAACACTGCATCAATTATTACGAGGTGAAGAATGAAAAAACTGATTGAAACCGCTATCGCAATCATCATTGCCGCCTCTGTTTTAGCTGGAGCAATTGAGGCCAACAAAAAGCCGGTAACATCCAGCACGCAGGAAGCACCGCAAGTTGGAGGCTACCCAGCGCCAGAGTATGGTTATCCGGTAATGCCAACACAATCAAATGACATCACGCTGCCAGGCTATCCAGTCATGCCAACGCCGTACAAGATACCCACTGGACAGCCTACCCCGCTAGATTACACGCCGGACCCGAAGATGACGCCGACCGTTGAACCGACGCCGATCAAAGATCCTAATATTTAGAGGTGTTTATGAGTAACATCGAGCTACACAACATGGACTGCCTTGAGTTTATGCGCACCATGCCGGATAAAAGCATCGATATGATTTTGTGCGACTTACCCTACGGCACGACAGTAATCGAATGGGACAAACCCCTCCCGTTTGAGCCAATGTGGAAGCAATATGAGCGCATCATCAAGGAAAATGGCGCAATCGTTCTGTTTTCCGCCCAACCGTTTACCACCGACCTGATAGCCAGCAATCGGAAGTTGTTCCGGTATGAAATCATCTGGAGAAAAACACAGCCGAATGGCTTCCTAAATGCAAACAAAGCCCCGCTCCGAACCCACGAAAACATTGTGGTTTTTTACAAAAAACTTCCGACATACAATCCGATAAAGTCCAGAGTGGAGCGGAATGACTTAGGACGGGTTCGCAAACAGAGACAGGATAGAGCCGAACAATACGGCAAGATGCGTACAGGTACATACACAGAAACCGGCGAACGGTATCCAACCGATGTGATTGATTTCTCGAACTGGAATGGGGCATTGTTCGGGAAGACCGAAAAAGCCACCAAGCACCCGACCCAAAAGCCAATCGACTTATGTAGGTATCTGGTCATGACCTATACCAATCCCGGCGATGTGGTTTTGGATAACTGTATGGGGTCGGGTACGACAGGTGTTGCTTGCGTTATGCTGAACAGAAATTTCATCGGCTGCGAAATATCAAAAGAATACTTTGACATAGCCAAGCGCCGTATTCACGACGCGCAACAGCAACCATCGTTATTAAATCTTGTGGAGGTTACAGAATGACAGAAATCAAAGGCGACTACTACCCGCGCATGAACGCACTATTGCAAGAGGACGAAATCAGTAAACTGCAAGTGCAGGTCAACTTGTTGCTGACGGAAAACGCTGCGCTGAAAGAAAAGATTGCGCAATATAAAAAAAGCGTCACTGAACCAGTAGAAAACATATTGTCACGCGCGACTGACGCAACAAAATTAGTAGAACCACTTGCCAGCTGTATATCGTGGTACATTGATGAAAACGGAGGTATAAACATAATCTATCAGATTGATCCTATTTCAGAAGAGGAACGTTTAGCAGTCATTGCCCATGTTCTTGCCAACGATGTAATTTATTTGCTTCATCACGTTGATATCTTGAAGGCGCAACTTGCGCAGTATGAAGAAGGCAGGCCAATGTCAGAAGCGCCGCGCGATGGAACATCAATATTACTAAGACATGTTGACGGATATTACGTTCCAGCAACGCGCGAATCAGACCATGAACTTTGGTGCAGTTATGACGGTTATTATGGCGACGATGAATTCGAATGCTGGTTTCCGTTACCAGGCGGTGCGAAATGACCAACACTGCATCCCGTGAACTGAAAATTGCTCTGTCAACGTTACGAAAATTCAAGCGGATGAGCCAAACCGCTCTTGTCTCAAAACAGTCTTTATATCAAGCAAATAACTTCATCGAAACTGTGTACACCGACAGTGTACATGCCCTGAATGAGATTGAAGAACTGATGGACAAAAATAAAGGGATTGGAGAATCATGAACACTCAAATTGTAACTGGATCAATTGGCGCTCTTGCCCAGCAAGGAAACAAATCAATCGCTGAGACGTTTATTAATGCCGATGTGATTGTCATTGTGGATACATCTGGATCAATGGCGAGCCGCGATTCGCGCGGTGGAAAAAGCCGGTATGACGTTGCTTGCGAAGAACTTGCAGAGCTGCAAAAACTCATGCCTGGGAAAATCGCTGTAATTGGGTTCTCCTCCCATACTGAGTTTTACCCTGGCGGCATTCCAGTTTATCAAGGTAATTCAACAGCAATGGATGACGCGCTTAAATTCATCAAGGTCGCTGATGCTATTCCTGGAATGAAATTTATCTTGATTTCTGATGGGGAACCGGACGAGCCGCAACGAACTTTATCTATTGCAAAAACTTTCCAGAACAAAATTGATGTTATTTTCGTCGGTCCTGAAAATCTTCCTGCAGGACGTGACTTTCTTCAGCGCCTGGCAGCAGCGACCGGTGGAAAATCAATTACCGCAGACCGGGCGAAAGAATTAGCTGCATCTGTCAAACAATTATTATTGAGTTAACCCATGGCAAATACAACTGTGCAATCTCAGATCGGTCAAAAAACCGGCAGTATTGGTGACTATGTTGCTATGATGCATTCCCTCAATTACGAATTTCGATTTAACGAAATTACTGATCAAATCGAAGTCAACGGGAAACCGCTCAGTGACGAAATGTTTTCGAAGATCCAATATCAATTGATCAATCGCGGGCTTTCGAACGAACGGTTCACCCGGGTAGCACTTGAAGCGACTGCTTACGATAATCGTTATCACCCAATAATTGATTATCTGAGCAAGCTCCCATATGACGGAGGCCATTATTTTGATGATCTGGTGGCATGTTTTGATAACCCAGACCGGTTAATTTCAGTCTATTTGCGAAAATGGCTGCTGGGAACCATTTCAAAAACGGTGAGCGGAACACAAAACCGGATGTTGATTTTAGACGGTCCGCAAGGAATCGGTAAATCACTCTTCGTCAAATGGCTTTGTTCCAGCATGCCAGATTATTACGCAGAGGGATCAATTGACACAGACAGCAAAGATACCCAAATTCGCATGACCACAAAATGGATTTGGGAAGTCGGTGAACTTGGCTCAACGTTTCGAAAATCTGACCGAGAAGCACTGAAAAACTTGATCACTATGCAGATGATGACTTTCCGCCGGCCGTACGGACGGTACGACAAAACAAAACCAGTCCTCGCTAATTTGATTGGAACGATCAACAATGAAGGTGGTTTTCTGGATGACCCAACCGGAAGCCGGCGATTCATGATTTGCGAAATCAAGAAAATCGACTGGAAAACGTACACGAAAATTGATGTGGATAAACTTTGGGGAGAAATTTACGCGGCCTATCTAATTGGTGAAGATGCTGATTTTACTGACGGTCAGAAAAAACAAACCGAAACGAATAATAAAAATTACGAAGTTGAAGACCCGGTTGAACTTGTCTTCCTGGATCAATTTCGCATTCAGCCAGGTAACACAAGCTTTTTCACAACGACCGCGGAAATCACCTACACGGTTCAGGAAAAGATCGGGAAATTTTCATCTCCAAAAGCCATGCAAATGGCAATTGCATCCACATGCCGCAAGCTTGAATTGGAACGCGGCCGGCAAAACGGGCAGCGCGGGTACTATGGAATCACCAAAAAACTGCCTTAATCAGCTTGCCAACCTCACTCAAAAGGTTGGCAAATTTTTGAAAAAGGTTGGCAAATCTAATGCCAACCTTGTTGAAATAAAAACGCGAAAAATCAATAAAGTTTCGCGTAGATATAAAAAACTGTCAACCTTGCCAACCTTGCCAACCTTTTTTGATAACTTTCAAGCGATTTTTTGCCAACCTTGCCAACCTTGCCAACCTTTTCTTAAACTGATTTTTTTTAAGTAATATAGTATACAGCAGTAGAAAAAGTTGGCATGAAAAAAGTTAATGCAAAGTAGGTTGACAAGGTTGGCAGGTTGGCAACAAGAGGAAAATAATGAAATTAATTGATGTTGCGCAAACCTGGGTAAATAATGGATATACGGTAATTCCGTTGGTTTACCGATCCAAAAAACCGCTCATTTTTTGGGAGCCGTACCAAGACCGCACCCCCTCCCATACTGAGTTGCTGCAATGGTTTCCGTCCGAGATGCGCAATATTGGGCTTGTGATCAAAGATAATTTAGTTGTTATTGATTTTGATGTTCAGGAAGTATTTGACTATTGGTATAGTCTTTATCCAATTGACACGTATATGATCAAAACGCGTCGGGGTGTGCATGTTTATATTAAAACGAGTCAACCAACAAAAAATTATCATAGCGAATTATTAGACATAAAATCTGAGCGTGGATATGTTTTGATCCCACCGTCAATTCATCCGAGTGGATATCAATACCAGGTACTTTGTGAAAGCAGTATTACTCAGTATGGGCGGCTTGAAGATGTTTTACCGGCCAGTTTTATGCCGGCGCCGGAATTAGCATGGCGCGAAATAGTTTCTCAGGTTTCGGCCAACGTAGATCCTTGGGACCTGGCTGATTCCGCCACGGAAATTACCAGCAATTTGATTAATCAAATTCACCAGTCTGTTTCAATTTTGCAATTACTTCCTCGCGCTGAACAATCTTCCCGAGATGGACGCTGGTATGTTGCGCTTTGTCCGTTTCATGATGATCACACCCCATCATTTTGGATTGATACTCGCCGAGGTCTTTGCGGCTGCCGGAAATGTAACATCAAAGAGATGGATGTTATTAATCTATATGCACGGTTGAATAATATCTCCAACGTCCAGGCCCTGCGCAAGCTGGCGAAGATAACTTGATTTATAAAAGTTAGCTTGGGTATTTTCGTATAGTTTTAAGTTAGCTATTGCCATCTGGTAACAATGTTGCTATACTGGTAATATGCCTGCTAGAAATGGGAAACTCACCAAAAAGGAAGCTGCGTTTGTAGCCGAGTATGTGAAAACCTGGAATGCTACCAAAGCTGCCCGGGAAAGTGGTTACAAATATCCTCATGTATCTGGTTATAAATTGTTGCAGGTACAAGAGGTAAAAGAGGCAATTGACGACGTGATTAAAAAAACTCGTATGACTGCCGACCAAGCTGTTACCCGTTTGACCCAGCAGGCCGAATTTGATTTCAGCCAATTTTTTATTTTTGAGTATGTTCCGGTTATCGAGAATGGGCAGCCGAAACTTGACAGCGCCGGCAATCCGGTAATGCGTTACGAACAGACTGGCGTGAATTGGAAAGCTGTTGAGAAGTACGGCTATTTGGTTAAGAAGATTTCGTACACCCGCCAGGGAAAGCCCGTCATTGAGTTCGTTGATTCCCAGAAGGCGCTTGAGTTGATCGGCCGGGCGCACGGGTTGTTTACCGATAACGTCAACGTGAGCGCCCAGGCAAGCGTCAAAGCTTATGTAGGGTTGTCGCCGGACGATTGGGACGATAGCCAGCCCCCTGATACTGAGCAAGATGCAAACAACGATGATATTTCTTTAGAGCGCCCAACTCCGCGAACTCACCGCGATGACACCCCAGAACTTTAAAAACTACACATATCTAGCACCGTACAAACCATTACCGTGGCAAATTGATCCATGGCGTGACAAGAACCAGGTGATGCTTTTGGCAGGTTCTGCAGGAACGGGAAAATCAAGGCTGGCCGCTGAAAAAGTTCATGGCTTTTTACTGCATTATCCGAATTCTACTGGTTTAGTGCTGCGCAAAACGCGCCAATCTATGATCAATTCAACACTGCTCTTTCTTCAGCGGTCGGTGATTGGCAATGATCCGCGCGTCAGGCATATCAAAAATGAGAACCGATATGAATATTGGAATGGCTCAATTTTGGCTTATGGCGGCATGTCTGACGAAGAACAGCGAGAACAAATTCGGTCTATCGGTGCTGCCGGTGGGGTTGACATTGCCTGGCTGGAAGAAGCCACCCGGTTTACAGAGAATGACTACAACGAAGTCCTGGCCCGCATGCGCGGAACGGCAGCTAGTTGGATGCAAGTAATGTTGAGTACCAACCCGGGACCACCCAGCCACTGGATTAATCAGCTTTTGATTTTAGGTGGTGGGGCCAGTGTGTACGACAAAGCGCGGCCAGAGGATAACCCGTACAACCCTAAGCAATACATTGAGATGCTCAACCGGTTGACTGGTATTTTGGGCCAGCGCCTGCGTGATGGTTTGTGGGTCCAGGCAGAGGGCTTAGTTTACGATCAATTTGACACCGGAAATATTTATGCAGATGATTATCAGTTTGATCCAGAGTTGCCTTTCGAATTAGGCATTGATGACGGCTACATTGATCCCCGCGCAATTTTGTTTGTTCAGCGCCAGGGTTCTGTCATTTTAGTTTTTGACGAAATTTACGGCAGTCGGAAATTGGCCGAACAGCATGTCAAAGATGTATTGACTAAGTGCATTGAGCTTTACGGAAAAACAGAGCCGGAAGATTGGCGGTCAAAGAGTTTGGAAGAATCAGCAATCTGGTGCCGGCAGAATGAAGTGCGATTGCCTGAAATTGCCATAACAAGCCCGGAAGCAAAGGAACTGCAACAGCGTTTGAGAATGGCAGACATACCTGCCAGAAAAGCAATTAATGACATCCTCCCTGGGATTGAAACAGTACGTGAGCTGATATGTGATGCAAACGGATTCAGAACTTTATTAGTGAGTCAGAAGGCAAAGAATTTAATCAGGGAATTGACAGAAGGGTACGTGTACCCGGAAGGGAAGCACCGCGATAATGAAAAACCTCAAGACGGAAATGACCATGCTCCTGAAGCGCTTCGGTACTGGGCGCATCTTCGCGCTCGCTAAGGTTGTTTTTGTGTTCATTATCGTTTTTATCCCTCTGGTTATTGGTATGCTGGCCGGGCTGATTTACAAGTTAGTTATTTCCTGGTATGCAGCCGTGATTGAAGGTTTCGAGGCAACGTCTAAATGAATGTGATTGATCGCATTATGGCACGCGCGCAAGGAAAATCAGCGCTGTATGATCGTCATCCAGAACTGGAAGACCGCATTCACATTATGAGCATGAGCAGCGAAGAACAGACTGCGCTTTATGGGTCTGATTTTCGCGTCAACGCTGAGAATTATATCCGGCACATGTGGCTGCAAAAAGCAATCCGGGTGCTGCGCGATAATATTTCTGTATTGCCTCTGCGCGTAGCCAAAGGATCACGCGCGAATACTGAATATCTGGACAATCACAGAGCCTATCAGTTATTTGACAACCCGAATCCGCAAATGTCACCAGAAGATTTTTGGGGCCAGTGGATTACAGACATGATGATTGGCGGGGAATGGGGTGTAGAAGTTTCCAATAGCAAGGCCGGTAGCGTTGCAGAATTGTGGCCGCGGCAACCGGATATATTCAACGTGCAGGTTGAATCAAAACGGTACCAGAAAATTGGGGGCTATAAAATTGATGACCATACCGGGAAGCCCTACACCCTCCCCCCTACTGAGTTTATCCATTTCAAATTTTATAATCCGCTCGAACCTTTCCGCGGTTTATCGCCGGCAACTGCTGTACGGTTGAGTATTGATATTGACCAGTTAAGTCAGGCATGGTCGAAGTTATTTTTCAAGAATAGCGCCCGTCCGGATTTTGCGATTATAGCCCCCCAGGGAATAACACAATCCGAAAAAGCCGAGATGATGAAGAAGTTAAATGCCGATCATGGTCAAACACATGCTCATGAGCCGATTATTTTAGAAAGCGGCGTAACGGATATTAAGACTTTTTCGTTTCCGGCAAAAGATATCGAGTGGATGACCCAGCGCGAAATGAGCCGCGATGAAGTTGCTGCAATTGTAGGTGTGCCTGATGAACTTATGGGATATGGCAAAGACACCTACGAGAATTTTGGAACGGCAATGGAAGTTCTCTGGAAAGTTACCATTGTCCCGTTGACCGAGTTCCGCGATGGCGTTTTAACTCGTTTTTGCCGGCTGATAAAAATCATTGCCCCAAACGAACGGATTGCAACCGATTTGCGGGATGTATCCGAGTTACAAGATGATAAAACGGCAAAGATTACTCAGGCACAGATTTTATTCAACATGGGTGTTAGCCTCAATGATGCGTCAGAGTTCTTAAATTTGGGATTGAAGAAAGTACCTGGCGGAGATGTTGGTTACTTGAATTCCTCATATGTTCCAGTTGATCAGTTGCCTGTTATTGGCGGCGGGATGTTACTCAGTATGCGTGGGGGGGTGCAAAAAGAAACCAGCGATTACGGCAGTGAAACCCATGCCGCGATTTACAAACGGCTGCAAAGCCGGATTGATGTGCATGTGAGTGATCTTCAGCGGATTGCAAAGCGCGAATTTCAGCGCCAGCAGAATGAAATCTTGCAGCGCTTGCGCGACGGTAAAAATTGGGGCCGGGGAAAGTACAAGGCCGATGAAGATGTTCCGCAGCCAAACGATTTATTTTACTTGGAAGCTGAAATCAAATCATGGTCAGAAGCAATGAAAAAGAAAATCACGCAGGCGATTCAGGCGATTGGTCAAAGTGAATTGGCTGGATTAGGTTTATCAACTATTTTTGATATTTCCCGCCCGGATGTTGTACGGCGGATTAGCTATATCCTTGAAACGGTTGCCAGAAAAACAAATGAAACAACCTGGAATGATCTGATCCAGATTATGCGCGAAGCGGAACAGGCCGGCGAAGGAATTGTAGCGATACAAGAGCGACTAAATCAATATTTCGGCGAACGCAAAAGCGATTACCAAACCGAGCGGATTGCTCGTACAACGATGACCGGAGCCAGTAACAGCGGACAGCAACAGGCCTGGAATCAGGCCGAACAGGATGGCGTGACCCTCAATAAACGTTGGATCAGTGCTTTGCAGCCAGACCGTACCCGTCCAGAACACGCTGAAGCACATAATCAGGTAGTTGGGCTGCATGATCTGTTTTTAGTCGGCGGTGAAAATCTTGAATACCCCGGGGATCCAACCGGATCGCCTGGAAATATTATCAACTGTCTTTGCGGAATGATCGCGGAAGTGGTGGAGTGACATGGGATTAATTTACAAAACTTATCAGACTGTAACAAAAGTGGTCGATGCTGAGGCAGGGATTTATGAGGTCATGATCTCGACCGAAAGCGTTGATCGGTCGAATGATATTGTCCGGGCGGCCGGCGGGAGATTTGAAAATTACCTGCGCAACCCGGTGGTGTTGCTGGGGCATGATTACCATGATCTGCCAGTTGCAAAAACTTTGCAGATTGAGGTTGTGCCTGGCGGTGTGAAAGCCACTTTCCAATTTCCGCCTGCCGGAACTTATGACAAGGCGGATACCACGCGCAAACTTTGGGACGCCGGCTTTCTCAATGCGGCTTCTATTGGATTTGATCCGATTCTCTCGATCAACCTGGACGCTTCGCGCCCGTGGGGACCGCAAGATTATATCGAGTGGGAGCTGTTAGAGTGGAGCATTGTGACAGTGCCGGCCAATCAAGACGCCCTGCGCCTGGCGCTGGAAAATATTGATCGGACACTGGTCAAGCAAGGCCGCACATTATCGGCGGCCAACGAAAAGCGGCTGAGAAACGCCGCAGATGAGATTAACCAGGTCCTGGCGCAAATCGAAAGCGCGTCAGATGAATCTGATAAATCTAAGCCTGACGCATCGACAACCAAAAATGATCCATTGCACGACGTGATTGATGCAAACACGGCAAGCAACTTAACGAAATTGGTTAACTTATTGAATAAGGAACTGCAAAAATGAGCGATGAACTGAAAGAACTCAACGAGAACATTGCGAAACTGACTGCCATCGTTACCGAAAAAGGTCTTGGCGGCTTGAACCGCGATGAAATCGTAAAAGCCTTTACTGATGCTTTGGCCGCCCGTGACCAGGCAGCCGCTGAAGATGAAATTATCCGGCGCGGCGAAGAACCCCCCCATACTGAGGAACTACGCTTCGCCAATGTCAAAGGCCGCTACGAACGCGTTGCCAAAGAATTCGCTGAAGGCGGCTTTGCGCGCGTCAACGGCACCAAAGTGCTGCCGATTGATTTGCTGATGGCCGAACGTCTGATGACCAAAGCCAAAGCGTCCGATCAGAAAGACGCCAAAGCGCCCTCTGAGGATCTGACCGCAATTGTCAAAGCGATGTCCTCAACCGGCGTCGGCACCGGCGCGGAATTGGTTCCTGAAAATCTGGCAGCTACGATCTGGGAAGATATGTTTGTGGCTTCGAAGGTTTTTGCCGATCTCCCTGAGCAGCCGATGACTTCCGACCCGATGGACGTCGGCACGATGGGAACGATGACCTTTGCTAAAGCCACCCAAAACATTGCCGGCACCGCCCAGGATTTGACGACCACGCAGCCAAAATTGACCACCACAGAATTACTGGCGGAAGTCGATTACTCCTACAATCTGGATGAAGATGCCGTAGTGGCAATGATGCCCAGCATCCGAATGGAAGCCGAACGCGCCGGCGCTGAATACATGGATGCCTTTGCGCTCAATGCTGATGCGACCAATGCGGCGACCGGAAATATCAATTCAGACGACGGAGACCCGGATGATACCAGTTACTACCTCAGCAATGGGCAAGATGGTATCCGTCATCTGTTTTTAGTGGATGCTACCGGTCAGGGTTCCAGTGTTGCGGCCGCTTTGGATGATTCCAAGATGGCGACTATCCTGAGCAAGTTGGGTAAGTATGGTTTGGACCTCCCCAACTTGCGCATTGTCCCGGACGTGCAGACTTACCTGAGCATGTTATCCCTGGCGAGTGTCAAGACCGTGGATGTTTATGGCGCGGCTGCTACTGTGGCGACTGGTGAACTGGCAAAGTATCGTGGTATCACCGTTATCCCCAGCGGCGTTATGCCGACCACCGAAGCGGATGGCAAAGTTTCTACCACTGGATCAAACAACACCAAAGGCCAGCTTGCGGTTTACAACCGTATGATGTGGCGCCGGGGTTCCCGCCGTGGTTTGACCATTGAAATTGACCGCTCTATCCAAAAACGGCAAATGATTCTGGTTGTGAGCTTCCGCATTGCCGTTGGCTGCCGTGAAGCAACCCGCAGCACCGCGAAGCATACCGCTGGCGGTTACAACATCACCATCTAAGTTGATTTTGCATTTGGCCGGATGAGTGGGTGGTACGGAACTGCTACCCACTCACTGGCCAGAAAAGAGCATGACAATGGCAAACGAATTGGATACTAAATTTGGTGTTGCGATTACGTTGATGTTTGGCAAAGCCAATATCCTTAAAAACGCAACAACCGACCTTACTTTTGCGCAAGGTGGAGCAGGCTTCAAGGTGCCTGCCGGTTACGCGTTTCATCCGGTTTTGCTGCACGCAGAAACCAATGCCGATATTACTGCCGGGACTGAGACCTTTAAAGTCATCGCTGACGGCACCGAATTAACACATGGCCCGGAAGTTGGTTTAGCGGATACCGTGCAAGCCGGTGTTGATTTGCAGACATTCGGCGCTGAACCGATTGCGGCCGGCAGCATTGTGGGTGTGTCGGTAACAACTTCTGCTGATCTGGCCCCGGAAACTGGTGATGTTGATGCCGTTTTAGTTGGGTATTTGGTGCCGGCATGAGAAAGAAATTAGACCTTCCAAAAGGCGAATCTGTCAAACTGGCCGTTGTATCCCGCTATCGCTGCCGCTCAGTAGAGTACCCGGCCGGCGTCGAAATCGAAGTATCAGAGGCAGAAGCCCTCTCCCTATTGAATGACGCCCCTGAATGTTTTAAACCGATCAAACAAAAAGGTCTTGATAAGCCTCCGGTTGATCGGCAAATCGATGAAGCGGACACTGTGACGAAATGAACGAAAAACAAATCTACTGCACCGTTGAAGACTTGGTAAAAGATCTGAATTTAAGCGGCGATGATGACAAAATGAACGCGCTGCGGTATATCCGCTCGGCTTCTGCCATGATTGCGCGAAAAATTGGAAATTTTATCCCAAAAGTTGAAACGCGCCGTTTTCAGTCACCAAAACGGGGCAGAGATTTGTATGTTTCGTCGTTGTTATCCGTTACAACCATCCTCAATGATGGCGTTGCGGTCACAGATTACGATCTGCACCCCTATAACCGTTATTGGCCGGATGGGCCCTATACCCGCATCTATACTGAGCAAGTCAATTGGGATGATCGAGACATCCTCATTACTGGTAAATTTGGACTGTTTGACTACAAAGAGGCCCTTGGATTATCGGTAACGCAAACAGATTCGGCCTCCACGATTGCGGTAACAAATGGTAGCTTGCTCAGTATAGGGGGGGTGTTGGCAGTTGAGGATGAACAAGAATTTGTCGGCGGTTATGGATCAACGACCGCTCTTACCAGCAAATTGGCAGGAGCTATTGACGCCGCTCAGGCAACAATCATTATCGACAATGGCGCGGAAGTTAACCGGGGGGAGGTGATCCAGCTCTCGACAGAACGTATGCGGATTTTGGCGATTAGCGGAAATAATCTTGTGGTTGCGCGTGGCTATGAAGGCACGCTGAAGCAATCTCATTTGGATGATGCTGATATCAGTGTCCAGCGCACTTACTCAGTAGAGCGGGGGGTAAATGGGACAACGGCAGCCGCTCATGACAACAAAACCGTTTACCAGTACCTCGCCCCTTATGATGTCAACTGGCTTTGCCGAGAAATTGCCGGTTTGATGTACAACAAGGCAAAAACTGGCTTTAGTGGCCGGTCTGGAAATGCTGAAACCGGGGAAACGTTTTATTACAACGAATTCCCGAATGACCCAATCAAAAAGGTTGGAGAAAATTACCGGATCGTGGAATTATGAGTTTTGAATTTGACGTGCGCGGATTGGAAGAACAGCTCGGCAGGCTGAAAAATTACGATGAAATTGCAAATCGTAATTTTCGGAAAGCGATGCAGAGCAGTTTAATTACGATCCAGGGCAATGTCATGCCGCTTGTGCCTGTTTTTCAGGGACGGCTAAAAAACTCGTTAGGTTCTAACATTGTTGAAATTACACCAACTGAGTTAACTGGGACATTTGGGACATCGCTTAAGTCAGAAACTTACCCTATTGTGATGGAGTTTGGTCAAGAACCTGGCATCATGCCAAACCCGGAAAGTCTATTGCGTTGGGTGCATCTGAAAATCAGACCTGGGGCAAAAAACGAAATGAGCGTTGCCTGGGCAGTTGCAACAAAAATATACAAAGGCGGTATCAGAGGGCGTAAATATATGTCAACCGGTTTCCAAAAATCGCGCGAATCGATTGAGCGGTATTTTAAGCAGGCCGCCGACCAGACTGCTGAGGATTTAACCAATGGGCGCTGAGACCTGGATTGACGATATTACATATTTATGGGCAGCGATTTCCGATTTTCGCGGCAGTAATGTGCATTCTTATAAGGTTTTCAAAAAAGAGGAATTCCCGGAATCGATTACCGAAGTCCCAGCCGCAATCACCTATATTACCTCTTTGCCGGTTATACAGTATTCTGCTGGCGGCCCGTCAATTTTAATTTATTCCGGCGTGACGGAATTCCACTTAACTCAAAGTGTGGCAAAAAATCAATACCCCTACGTGATGCGATTTTATGACCCGATTATTCAGGCAGCGGCCGCGCACGTCACGCTTTTCGGCAAAGTCAGTCATTTTGTTTTGACCGGTGAGCCGCCAATTCGGCCCGGAATTTTACAGTATGGTTCGGAAAGTCCGCATCTTGGCATAGTGGTAAATTGGCAGGTCAAGGAAACGCCGGCCATTACCGTGGAGGCTTAATCATGGGTACATCAACTCTAAGAAAAATGCAGTACGGCAAGGAAACTACGCATGGTACAGCGGTTGCCGCAAATACGTTGCTGCCGATTGCCGTACAGCAAATAAAAGACGACCGCAAGCCGACTTACCCGCGCGAAAACGTTGGCGTTTTGGCAAACGCTTCGCGCAGCTATATTTCGGGTCGGATCGTCAAAGACACACTCAAGTGGGATAGCGCTTTTTACCAGCTTCTCCCCCTCATACTGAGCTGCGGTGTCAAAGGCGGTTTAACTCCGTCAGAAGTCAATGTCGGTCAGGGAGATTACTCCTGGGCGTTTTCGCCGGCATGGGACGGGACCAGCAATGCGCAAAACAGTATCACCCTAGAACGAGGCGACAATGATTTTATGGTCGAGACAGAATATGTTATGTTTGACTCGATCAAAATCAGCGGCGAAATGAACCAGGACGGCGGCGATTCTACTGAAAGCATTGAAGTTAGTTATTTCGGCCGGCAGAACACGGTTACTTCTTTCACGGGCGGTTTGAGCATTCCAGTTTTGACGCCGATTAACGCAAAGTTGACCAAACTGTACATTGATTCGGCTTGGGCGGATGTAGGCGACACCGAAAAAACGCTCACTTTGCGGTCATATGACGTTGAAATTCAGACTGGCCTACATCCGAAGTTTCACGGCAGCGGGCAGGAAACGTTTGACAATCACGGCGAAGGCCCTATGTCAATCATGGCCTCTTTTGTTTTTGAGGGCAACGCCAACGCCGAAGCCATTTACACCGCCCGGGATGCGCAAACTTTGCAGGTGATTCGCCTGGCAACTACTGGCCCACAAATTGGGAGCGGCGCAAACCACAGCCGTACCCTTGATTTTTCCGGTACGTGGAGCAGCGTGATCCCGCTTTCATCCGAATCCAATGGCAATAATCTTTGGGCGGCAGTCTTGCAAGGGTTTTACGATCCGATCGGTGCAAAGATGTTTGATATTGCCGTGGTCACGAACAAGAGCGCAATCTAATGAACTTCGACGTCCCGAAAATTACCCGTCCGTTGTTACTGAATAATTATGCGCCTGAGTTTCCAGAAGATGCG